TCGCTTGCATACCGTTCGTGGAGTGCGATGCTGACACGATGCTACAACCGCTGCAATGAAAACTACCAGAGGTATGGTGCGCACGGCGTTCAGGTGTGCGAACGATGGCGAGCGTCGTTTGAGGCATTTTTTGAAGACATGGGGCCGAGACCATCTACTCGACACAGCATTGATCGCTATCCAGACCAGAGTGGCAATTACGAGCCTGGCAATTGTCGCTGGGCTACTCCTGACCAGCAAAACCGCAACAAGCGGAATAATGTGATGCTGACATACAACGGCGAAACCTTGTGCATGGAAGACTGGAGCGTTCGCACTGGGATTGACATCAGCACACTCCGCTCTCGGTTGACCAGAGACTGGACGATTGACGATGCGATTACTCGTGCTATTGGCAATGGTCGTCATAAATCGACTCTGCCAAAAGAGACTCTCCCGATTCGAGACTCTCGCAGTCGGTAGGAGTCATACAGCCCTGCTCGTCCAGTTCGCGAACCGTCCGCACCTAAACTTGTAGGACTGGAACGCTCTTGATCTGCTAGGATCGCCAGCGGCAGCAAATCCTGAAAACGACGTTCATGCGTATTTTCTCGCTCCTCAAAATTGTGCTCAGCCGACGCTAGGCACGCTTCCAGGATGCACTGGCTCAGCATCTCGCCACCAATGGGATAGAGGTTCGTCTCGCTAAGCAAAACTGGTCTCAGAATCATTGGCACCCTGAGCGTGTAAACCTGATCAGGCGCCGGGTACAGTACCAGCACTTTGCGACTCCCGACTGTGGGATCGAACGTTGTCGTCCTGACCGAATAGAACACTGGACGGTCAAACTCTGGGTTGTTTCCTTCGAGCTGGCGAATCGTCGAGTCGTGCCTCCACTTCACTGGAGGATACCATTCGTCTGGGCTTGGGTAGTACGTCAGGTCGCTATCATTCGCCACTGAGTCGAATGCAGCATCCAGCGGTATTTCTGGTCTAGCCAGTTGGTAGCTCGAAGCAGTGGCAATCGTTATAGATGTCGTGTCAAGCGTGATCTGAGTATCACTGTCTCGACTCGCCACTGAGTAATACCGACTATTGACTTCCAGTACACCAGAAGCCGCCCATGACGGAAATGTCCCACTTGTGAGCGTTACCACACCTGCCGCGATTGTGATCGTGCCCGTGGCATACGGCGAAGTAGTACTCACATCAGCCACTGGGCGAAGAAACGACCAGTCGTGCGCGGAGTAAACACGTCGCATTCCGTCGTGAATGCAGTCCTCAATATCCGAAGTTTGATCGTCTGAAAAGTCGGTTCGAATTCCATACAGATATTTGCCAACACGTTCCAGCAGGCTGTAATAGCTAATGCCCCAACTCGCGCTAGCTGCGCCAGATGAGCCGCTTTCGGCTGCACCGAAGTAGCCTGCCGAAAAGTAACCTCGTGAAAAATAACTAGAAGCAAACATGATTAGCCAGTTGCATCAAGAGTGAGTGCTGATCGATTGCCAGTAGCGGTTTCCACAGTGGCTGTAATGCGAGGCTTGCTGTCATCGACTGCCCGTATGACAACGGTTGTTGTTCCAGCGCCAGATACTTTCCCCGCCATAGCGGCTAGCATCAACTTCAGTGCGTTTTCAAGCGAGTACCCGTCCACGTCGCCAGCCGCCAAGACAGCCGCCGCTGTAATGTTGTTCATAGTCGCAGGCACACCCGTCGCTGACACTGCAAAATATGCGTCATACACCGCTTCTTCGAGCACGTAAAACCGCCGCAGTACAGGCAGAGCGCCAGAAACGGCCACGCTAACCTCAAGCATTCCAACGGTATCCGTATCAGTTGCGTCGAGCACGGCAGAGTAGCGACCCGATGCAATGTGCGTTGCTCCTCCGCTGTTTTTGTTGGCTTCCGTTGTCGCTCCACCTTTCCAGATTTTAATGTCCGTGCTGGCAATGGTCAGGCCGGTTTCGGCAGTGACGCCATCGGTTGAATCTACGAATGGACCAAGCAGTATCTCTTGGCTGGCTGTTGATTGGCGAAGGTACATTACAAGGCTCCCTGTTGGCTGTAGTAGTGGCGAATGGCTTTAATGTTTGTGGTTGCAATTAGAGGCCCTATAATCTCAAACGCATCTGTAACATACGCGACATGGCCAAGTTCGCTTAGGTGTCCACCGTTCCAGTCGCCTGCAATGCCTGAGTAATTGATACCAGTGTTGATGAGGTGAGTATCTGCATCGGCTGCCGCTGTAACACCGTTGGCTATCCCGGTTGCCACAGTAAGGTTTGGCGGGACCAGTAGAAAGATAACTGCATCCGGAGCCGCCACGCGCCATGCGTCGATCAATGCCTCTACGACTGTGGTAACTGAAGCGTCAACAGTGTCGTTATCACCGTGGCCGGAAATGATGTACGTGGGTGCTGGAGACAGTAGCGAGGAAAACAGTCTTGACCTTGCGTTTGAATAGTCATCCCAAGACGTTGCCATTGACGGGACGTTACCTGCCCCGCCTGTATAACCTTGGCCAGCGAAACACACTGCACCGTATTCGGCGTCAAGTAAGTTAGCCAGCAATCTCGGCCAAGCAAGTCGAGCGTTTTGGTTGGCTACTGTTGTGCCCGCTCCGCCTGCCTCGTACCCTTCGCCATGTGAATCAGAAAAGACTAGCAGTGAATTCGCTTTCACGCTTGGGGCCAAACATATCTTGCCGATGTCGACGACGTAGCCCGTCACCTTGATAGCCATGACTGGCGTTGTCCAGCGATCCACGCCAGTCCAGTACGCACCGACCATAACTATCTCAATGGTATGCGTTGCGTCTGATAGTCCAGTCGCTAGCTGTAGCGTAGTCGATGACGATGCCAACTGAATGCGAGTCCAAGAACCGCCATTGACGCTGTATTCAATTGCTGGGTACTGGTTAGCGGTGACACCAGTCAACGCCGCTACGTCGACCTCCATCGCAAACGTAGTGCCAGTAAATCGCGTCTTTATGTACGCGCCTGGCGTGTTGCTGATTAGATACGTGGCATCGCTGCGGCTGTTGTTAGTCTTTAACGCCCCCGCTCCATCGCTATACCAGTTGTACGGCGAGTAGTAAATCGCATCTGCGTTTACAGCTATGGACGATGTTGTACTAGCAGTCTTGAAGACCGCGATAGTCGAAACAACGTTATCTTGCGACGATCCCCATGACCACGTTGGGTCGACTGCTGAGCCATCGCTGATTAGATAGGCCGAACCGTGAGAGACAGCAGCACCAGAATTGAAGCCGACCGATGAGCCCGTAAAACCTGAGTTGATCGTCGCACTGCCAGTGTCCGAAAAGTAAGTCAAAGCTGTGACGACTAAATCACCGTTGTCCGGCGTCACCGCTCCTGGCTGAATGCTTGTCAATGCGTTGCCGGTGTTGTTGTCTTGGCTATCAAACGGGCTGCTGCTTGCCCCAGAGTATGCCGCGAACGAACACGAAACGTAGGTATTAGTGCCTGCCAGCGTGAGCGTGTGACCACTGCCGACAGATGACGGTACGCAATAGTAAATCACAACGCCCTGACTGACTCCGCCAAAAACTGTTTCTGTTAGCTTCGTCCAGGTATTGCTTTTGGAGTCCGTCAACGTTGGTGCCGTTCCACCAGCAAACCATGAAACAGTGGCGACGAGCAAATTGGCCCCGGTTGAATCGATGGCATTGGTCGTTGTGCCGTCGATTGCTCCGCTTTTTATCGTTCCGCTTATTCGCTCGATCATTTAACTGCCGATGGTGGGAAGGAGGTTTGCATTTACGTTGTCAGTGCGGCTAGGGCTGCGGTACGCTGTGCGTCGGTGGCGACTAGGGCAGCGTCGCGAATTGCTTTCACTGTCACATTGCTCACAGTTGCTGATTCGACGTTTGCTAAATGAGCAACCATCAACCTAGCTGCCATAATCGTTTGGTAGCTGGCTCGCATTTCTGCGGCCGTGGTCGACGGAAGCAGTGGCAGATTAGCTGCTGCACGTCTAACGTTGTCTTGTGCAATGACTGCTCGCGCTGCTAGTGCATCGTCGCGATCAAACGTCGCGATGTTGGCTGTGATAGTTACGGTACTGATGGTTGGTTCTCCGCTTGAATGGCTTGAAATTGACTGACGCTGATTACGTTGCCCCGGCTGAATTGCGACCAGACCGAAGCAAGTAAACGGGTTCCGCTTTGGCCCACTTCGCTGGACCGATACCATTTCGTGCCGTACTGCGTTGGGGCATGACTCACGACACCATTGCCGTGGTCAAACGTCCCCCATGTCGCCCACGTTTCGACGCCATCGCCGAGCGGACAAATTGCGTTGACGTTGGGCAGCTCAAAGTAAACTTGCAGCCCTTCGACTTCGCCGCCAACGCCAATCACCAAGTCAACCAGCGATAGCGGAATGCGGTTCGTGTTGGCAATTGGGCCGCAAGCAGCCTGTGACTCAGAGCGATCAATCGAAGCACCATTGGCAATGCCAATCTGCGTAATGACATCGTAATACGGATTGCGTGTTCCAGCGGTTACCGTTGGCTGGTTAATCAATGAATGCACGGCGTTGATTAGCACGGCCGCATCTTGCGTTAGCGTTGGGTCGGTAAGTTCAACTGGAAGGTGTATCCAGCATTGGTTATCGTTTTTTAACATGATGTTCCTATGTTGTGTAACCTTCCGTATTGGTTTTATCTGCTCCGGTCAGTGCCGTTTGGTAAGCCAAGTACCGATCAGTACCATCAGCCAAGATTCGATTGAACTGTGTATCCACAACTGATGCAGCTTGCACATCGACAGATGGTGCTATCTTGTTGCTGGAAGGTATGCCGATGTTTACTAGCTCAGGTGTTGAGAATGGATTGCGAACAAGCAGTGAATATGGGTTACCATGCTCACCTGCGACTAGTGTCTTAGCGTTACCCAAGGCATCAAGGCCAGTGCCAATGCGGCCTGGGATGAATGCACCGTTAGCAGCAATGCCACCTCCGTTTTCCATGCACCAGTCCCGGGCATATGGGCAGTAGTTAGCATTGATGCTCGCAACCGTACCGTTAACGTCTGCATTGCTAACAACACCGCTGGTACCGTCTGATCCAATCCAGTAACGATCACGATTCGTGTTGGCTGTGCCTGGACCTTCTTGCAGTGGGAAGGTTTTGGTTACTCCGCCAGTGGTGATGCGGAAGTCGGAGACATAACCGTTATTGTGGTATCCAGTTGCATCATTTCTTTTAAGTAGAAATGTGTCATCAACTTCAATTGTTGGCGACATCGTGCCGCTAGAGGTAAGTAACGAACCAGCAACAGGAGTGACTGATAATGTGAATGTAGAGCCTACTCTAGTAACTTGCATGTAATGCCAGCTACCAGCCGTAAGACAAGGGTTGATATTAACGGTAGTTCCGCCAATAATCTGTAGCATTGCGGCACCGGCAGTTGGAGCACCACCGTTTACGTTGCCAAGCAGAAACAGAGCCCCATTGTTGGCTGGTAGACCTTGTGCAAGGATAATTCGACGTGTCGCGTTGTTCGTGACATGGTAGTACCAAATCGACAAGCTAAAGTCCACACTTGTCGGTATCAACGCACTACCAAGATCAACATAAGCCGCTGAACCGTTCCCCGTTACACACCGCACTTCAGTCGTCGCTGGGTGTTTCAGCGGCCCAACCACACCTAACGCATTGCCCGCAGCGTCTTGAGTCGTGCTGGACTCGTTGCGGGGGATGACGACGGCACCGGAGACAGTGTGCCCCAGCCAATTGGCCGGGTTGTAGTTGACACCTGCATCAGTTGCCCACGTTGGCCCGTTGGTCAATGTCAAGTCATTGTTGCCAAACGAGTCGAATGCGGTCGGTCCTGATTCCTCATTGAGCCAGTAAAGGGCAACCAAGCCGGCAGTGTCGATTGTCGTGGGGGTTAGGTGTTGGTTGGCAATTGCGAGCACTTCGCCAGCGGTTTTGGCTACGGAGTAGATGCGGACATCGCGGAGTTGGCCAGAAAAAGCCCAAACTCCAGTTGTAAATAGCCCGATTCTTACAAGACTGGCATCGGCTGTAGGCATAGCCAACACTGTACCCGATGCCACCTCCACTCCATTGCGATAGATTTTTCCGGTTGTTCCGCTTACTGTTGCAAACCAGTGACCCCAACCCGATACACCAGTTAGCGAGAAGCTGACTAGCGTCGATCCACCACACTGTAGCGATATACTACTGGAGCTTACGAACAACTGCCATTGAGCATTTGTACCCTTAGCTATAAGGCAATAGTTTCCCGCAATACTAGACAGATTGTACCAACCGCCGAAAGACATGCTTGATGAGATCATGCCGCTTGAACCACTGACCTCACCAAAATCATTCACGCCATCAAAGCTCAAGCACGTCTGCCCTCTAGGCAGTGCCAGTGTGCCCGATTCCTCTGCGTTCAAAATCGGCAAGCCACCAAGCGTTGAGCCGTGGTAGCCGGGGTTCGTGTCAAGGAAGCGTTGCATCAAGCCAGAAACGTTGGCAGGGTCGAAAGCGGTCGAGCCACCGCTAATCGCAGCTCTGCGACTCAATAATACAGGTACTAACGACGGTCTCACCGTATGCCGCTCCTCGACTGACGCATTGACGCAAAGCTCGCAAGGCAGGAGAGGCGAACCGCTGCCCGCCTCTCCGTCGCTTAACTGGATGTTACTCGTACTGAGCGCAAGCCCACCAGTCGATGCTGATGCTCAGCGCCGCATCACCAGCTATGTCCTTGATGCCGATGATCGGAGCCACGAACACATCGTCAGGGAACGTGGCCGCGTCGATTTCAGAAGCCGTCAGCATTGCAGGCGCGATATTGCCGCCTGGTCTGTTGCCGTTAACGAACCACTCGATCGACTTGGGGTGCGAGTGGTATCGGAAACCTAGCTTGACGTAGGTAGTCGCCACTGCGGTATGCAGCGCGTCCAGCTTCGTTTTCGTTGCACCGTTCTGGTAGGTCTGACCATCAGCCTTGTAAGCCGCGTCAAACACTCCCGCTTCGGCAAGCAACTTGTTGAAACCCAGGAAATTCTTGTCAGCCAGCGCTCCTGTCGTGTCCACGAACAGACCGTCCGTCACGATCATGTTGGCTTCGCCAAGACCTACTCCGACTGACCATTTGGCGGCAGTGATAGCACTGACAGCCAAGCGACATTCGAAACACAAGTCGTTGTTCGCCAAGTAGAACGGCGCACTTGCTGTGCCGCCCCACTTTAGAACTGCTTCGTCGTTTGCGGCATTGCCGTCTACAGCCAAAGCCAAGACACCCTTTGCCGAGGACGTGGAGGCAGCCAGCGCGGCTGTGCAGCCCGCCGTCAGCAGGTGGGCGTATGGACCGTCCAGCGTTGTGGCGTTGAACGTGTGGAAGTCGTCAAAAAACCCGAAAGCAGGATTCCCGCTTGGAGTTTGGTAGGAACTACCAGACGGATTCATGTTTTGCGGAGCGCCAAACCCTTTCCACAGCTTTGGTGAAAATAGCCTGGTGTCAATGTCTTCGAAATGCGTGTGCATAATGCAGTCCTTCTTTGTAAGCGGGTGTCCCAGCCAAGGGTGGGCGTTGTCCCGAAATGGAAAAATGACGGGCGTGGTTTATATCGTCTCGCCCGTCGTCGACGGTTACTTTCAGGCTGCTACGCCTTACGCAGTTTCAGTTACGGTTTGCGTGCAGTAGCCGCGGAAGTTGCCGCGACGATTGAAGCAGACCATCTGTACCGAGTCATCCATGCAGCGTACGCGAACGTTGCTCATTTCTGGGTGCTGGAATGCCTTTCGCTTGCGCATCTGGCGACCAGCGGCGTAGTACGCTTTGAACGTAGCCCAGTTCACGCCCAGGATGATACCGTCCGTTCTAGCATTAACGCTGGCGGCATTGGTCCAGGCTGGAACCCAGTTGAGCGGAACGCCACGGATGTAAACCGTGCCGCTGTACTTGGCCATGTCGTCGCCAATGTTGTCGTTGCCCAACTGGAGCAATCGTCGGCAAGCTGCCAAGCGACTGTGAGTGGTGAGCAACTCCCAGTCCTGGCGCGTCTGATCAACGATGTCTGGGCCTTTCACTGGTGGCTCGAACTGGCACAGGTCCATCGAGTTGATGACCTTCTCAACGAAATCGTCCCGGTCCACGTTCGTGTAGGGGAACGTTCGGTTCCGCCACTGATCGTAAACCGTGGGATCAATCCCGCCGACACCAACCGAACCCCAGCCAACTGGCGCGTAACCGTCGAAGCCTTCTTCCGAGTTGTTCTCGGTCGTGCTGTCGTCCGTCGCGGTGATCCACCACAGCAGAGACACAGGTGGAAACGGAGTCTGCGTCGGGCTGGTTGGCCCAGGACCGAACATCAGATCTTCCATGCCAGCATAGAACGAGGTCAACAGATCCCGTTCCATACCTTCGATGTAGTCGTAAATCTGCCGACCGCCCGTCTGGAAGATTTCTTCGTCGATGTCGTAGTGGTAGTTATTGGTCGTCAAACCCCACTTGAGTGAACCTTCGGAAAGAGTGTTCACGCGACCAGAGGAGTCGCGGTGGTACAGACCGACAACCTGAAAGTTATCGTTCGTGTTTACCTTGACCTTCCACTTCGCCTGAGAAGTGCTCATCGTGTCCTTTTTCAGGTTGCCGCTGAATAGGCGCGATGCGTACTTGTACTTTTGCAGCGGCAGGGAAATATCCTGCGCTGCCAGCCGTTCTTCACCAGCGAACTTCTGGTGAATGCTGTTTACGAAATCATCAATTTGCTCAATGCCTAACGCCACGATACACGTCCCTTATTGGTTATGACCGCGAGAGTTCCTTGTAGAGTCTGTCAGCCTCTTCACGAGGATCATCTGACGGTGGCAGCGGCTTGGTTGGGCTTCCACCCAGTCGACCGTCGCTCTGCTTGGAAATCTTGCGGGTCTGTTGTTTAAGTAATTTCTTCTGAAGATGCTCAGCAAACGCCATGTTGGCTACACGGCTAATCAATTGCTGCGACATTTCCGCTGGGCGACCCAACTTGGCGAGTCCGATCATCTGAGCCTTGACGGCTACATTGAGGTCTCTGCGACGCTCCAGTTCCTTTTCCGTTTCCTTCCCGGTCGTGCCGAACAGGTCAGCATGCCCAAGGGAATCGACCAGGTTGTCGAAGCGTTGTTCTTCGGCGCTGGCACTCGCTTGCGCATAGTGTGCTTCCAGCACTTCCAAACGAGACTCGTAGTGGTCGCGCATTCGCGAGAACTCACTGATGATCTCTTCGTCGTACAGGTCAGGGCTCAGCGAAACCTGATACCGACCATCCTTCGGAGCTGCCTCCTTGGGAACATCGGCTTTCGGCTCGTCCTTTTTGACAAACTGGCCCAGCTCGTTTCGAACAGTGCCTTGTGCCTCGCCTTCAGCCATTGCCTTGCGGCCAGCTTCCATCGCGGCTTTGTCAAATAGTCGCAACGCCCGATCGAACTCCTCGCGACTGGCGAAATCGGCCACAACCGATTCATCAAAGCCATACGCGGCTGCCTCGGCTTTCACGTCATCAGTCAGCCACTCTGGGCTTTCCAACGCGGCGCCGGTGTCCTCGCCTAATTCGGCGGAATTTTTGCCGGTCTTTGCCTCGGCAAGTTTTTCTTTTGGTTTGTCGCCTGGCTGTGGTGTGCCAGCCTGTTCGTTGACGATCTGCGCATCAGACTTGCGCTCTGGCTCGCCTTGTCGCTCGGACTCTACTTCTTTGATAACCTGCTCAGCATACGCGGCAATGTCGTCACTGCTGGTTTCTGGTGTGGCTTCTGTAAGTTCGGAAATCGTCATGGTTATTGCTCTCTACTGTGATTGCGTTGAATTGTGTGCTGCCTCGTGTCAGTCCGAGTAACCTGCGTCGTTGTCGACGAGACCTCTTGTAGCAAGAAACTCTTTCCTTGCTTTGCGGCTGGTGAATCGTATCTGTCCGTTGTCATGCACCGCGGCGCCCTGAATGCCATGGCGGCGAATCATCTCTCTCGCTTCGCCAACCTGTGACTTCATTACTCCGCAGCCTTCGGAAATCAGCGGGTCGTGTTCGGTGTACGTGTTGGCCGTCATGGGTGGACCAGCCAGCCAGTCCTCTTTCACTGGAAGCAACTTGTCCAGTTCTTCCTGAGTGACTACTCTGCCGTTGTATTTGGAAACGATCTTGCTCACGCTGGTGCCCTCGACATCATTGCTTGTTGCTGACTGTTGACCTGCGGCTTGCCGCCCATCAACGATTGGATGAGCGCGTTGCTGCGTGCTTGCTCGGTTCCGCCCGTTGGCACGTTCCTGCGAACCGTCTCTCGGGTTGTCGTTGACGGAGACCGTATGGTGTTCTGGTCACCACCCAGCATGTCGGCCGGTGTAGCAAACGTGATGAGCTGCTCGATCTCGGGCTTGTTCATTAGCCGAGCCATTTCCTTGACCAGCACCTGAACGTTCAGCGTGGCGCCCGATGCCTGGAACATGGGCCACAGCGGCGAGATCTCGCGCAGCACTTGGAAGTATTCTTGGAGGTGCTGTTGGGGTGTTTTGAACACCATCGAGTACGGCTCAACCCGAAACTCATAATCTTCGAAGTTTCCAACTCTGGCTGGGGACTGAAGCCCCTGAGCGACAAGCTCGTCGTTCTGATTAAGCGGAGAAGTCCAATCAGCCCTAACGTTGATCCCACTATTACCAACAGGCATCGAAGTGCGTAGTTCAAGAGTCTGATCCTCCCACATCAACCTGCCCAAATCCAAAATGCACGTAGCAGCGAAATTCACCACAGCTACTCGCATGTCAGCCACGTTCTTGGACAACTGACCGTGAATCAGTTCCTCTTGGCCGACAGTGGACGCCTGCGCTCCAAGTCCACCCATTGCCTGAAGATTGCCAGCCATGCGGTCGAATTCGGTCTGGAGGAACGTGGCGAGCGCCATGTCACGCTGGTCAACGCCACCTACTTCAACCTGATTGATCGACTTTGGATCTCCAATCTTCACCCATTCATTGCGGGCAGCAGTTCTAATCCTATTGGCATCGTCCGAACCGCTAGGCGGATACGTGTTCACGACGCGATGGGCGTCTGAGTCCTCCTCCATTCGGCAATGCAATCTGTTCTGAAGATCGTGCATGCCCTTCAGGTTGACTGCTGGCGAAGTAGGAATAATGTTGTCGGGCGTATCACCCAATGACAGGAACTTGTACGGTCCAGCCTGAGAGCCCGTCCATTCACGCTCAATCAGTGGATCGATGTCCTCTTGATCGCAAGCCATCGTGACGATGGAATTGTTCTCTGCGATCCAGATATCCATCAGCCAGACCATATCCTTCAGGTCATCATCTTCGGCGCTTCCGTGCTCGGAAGCGATGTCGCGAGCTGCACCTGTTGTGTCGTGGTGAGACCTTGTAGACGGTCTAAGCTTCTCCTTGGCTTTCTTCGAATACCCTGGCTCGTCCATGACCTTTTCGTAGTCGGCGCGATAGCGATGCCCGCAGTACCGCATCTTGCTCAGTTCTTTGGCTGGCATGTCCAGAATTAAGTCGTCCAGCGAAACTCGGTTGAACCATGGCTCTCCAGGATCAAGCCACACATCCTCTTCCGATTCCAGCAGCCCATGGAAACGAGTGTCGGTATCGCGCATCATGACCACGCCACAGCCCAGACAGAAAAACGCATCCAGGACGATCATGCGAAACGTCTGGTCGAGAGCCATGTCGCTGATGAGCTTGTTCAGGTTGACTTCGAACCTGCGAGCAAACGCGATCGATTCAGTACGTGGAGTAGAAACCAAGACTTGCGGATTGTTTGCCGCCAGCGAGATCGTATAAATGCGAGCCGTCTGGTTGATGAGATTGACTAGGGTCTTGTTTTCGGCACCACCCTCGGCGTACCAGGAACCCACATAGTCTTTGATCAGTTCTTTCCGAACACGACGAAACGGCTCTAGCGCATTGCGCGACGAGCGTATGGCTTTGTGCAGCCGACTTCGTTTCTCGTTGTTGGAAAGGTCGAACATAGCAGCCTTAAAAGAACGAAGGGTCGAACGCCTAATCAGCGTCGCGACCCCTCTAAGGCTGCGATGTTAGAGGCATCTTCGTCGGTAGCTACTCCGACTTATGCCTTGTTGTTGTCGGACGCTTTAAGCGTTCGACCCTTGTTTCTTCGGTGGTTTCCCTTGTGTTAGTTCCAAGTGAACACTTTTTGCATCAACAATGTTTCGCAATCCTTGCGTGATCTTCAACACGTCATCTGCCGTGCTGTTTGTTCGAATAAGGTTTAGTACAACCTTTGTTTTTTCGTCGAACAACTCTTCAATGCTCTTGTCCATCAATCTTTCCCTTCAGGTTTCACCTCTGAAAAGGCTTACCAACGACCAATAATGTCTCGCAGCCCATACTTTGGACTGCTGGCTTTTACCTGCCGACGCTCTTGTTCTTCGCGCCATGCGAAGCTGCCATACTCGGCAGTTTGACCAGTTTCTTCACTGCTGTCAATCTTATCACCTGCACTGTCGGTGTTGAAAACCAGCCAAGTACCAGCGGCGGAGATGGCTCTGTCAGCGTGATTCTTCTCGGTAAGCCCTTTGTTTTTCGTCGGCACATGGACGATCTTATCGCCGTCCCATTCGTACTCGCCGCACTCAACAATCATCTCCTCCGAGCGTGGAATAAACTTGCCATCCTCCATTGCCAGTGCCATCTGCTCGAACATATCCGCCTTGTGTTTGTCCTGGCATGGCCAGCCTGGCTTGCGGCTTTTCTTCTGGGTGCCGTACTGCTCTGTGTTGCGCATGAACACGTTGCCATAGTACAGAACCTCGCCGATTTCTTTGGCGAAGCCACCAGAGACACCTGAGTCCTCCCAGCCGAGCAAAGCGTTCCGAAGCCACATGCACAGACCGACCACTCGGCGAGCGAAAGGCCGCGGCTCCATTCCCTTGATGGTGTACTCCAGCACCTGTTCGCCAGTTCGATTGTCCAGTGCAGTTAGAACTGAGTTCGACGAATAAGCACCCACACCACCTGACGCTATGTCAGCACCAGCGGTGAACGGACCAAGCGGTGGCGAGTTGTCGATGCCTGGTCGAAACCACAGCCTGAGCGAGCCGTCTTCCCTGGGTATCAGTCCAGTCAGCTTGCAGGTCTCCGAATCGAACACTGGATTGCCAACCCAGACTGGACCATGGCAATGCTGCCGTTTCATGCGATCGAGAAGATCGGAAGCGAACACCTTACCAACCGCACCGCGCGGGTTGCGGTCGAGCTGCGAAGCGATCAGTCTCGGGGTGGCTGCTGGCCGCAAGCAACGGGAGTCATACCATGGGCTCCGTACAACGCCCTCGTACTTAAAACCTTTCCACTCCAGCCGTGATCGTAGGTCAGGATGTGCTTTGTGGTACTCATTGACTGCTGCCTGATCTTCTGGCTTGATGGCAACAGCCACACCCTCTCGCACGATGTAAGAGTGCTTGCTTTGC